GGTTCTACAACAGGTTCTACAACAGGTTCTACAACGGGTTCTACAACAGGTTCTACAACAGGTTCTACAACGGGTTCTACAACGGGTTCTACAACGGGTTCTACAACAGGTTCTACAACAGGTTCTACAACGGGTTCTACAACAGGTTCTACAACAGCTTCTACAATGGGTTCTACAACAGGTTCTACAACAGGTTCTACAACGGGTTCTACAACGGGTTCTACAACGGGTTCTACAGCGGGTTCTACAACGGGTTCTACAACGGGTTCTACAACAGGTTCTACAATGTTATTTACTGCGATTGATAATAGTGATGTATTTAGCATATTTTTAGTTGGAGTAAATCCAAGTAATCTTGTCATTTATTTATACCAAAGGTAAAACGGAACAATCTAAACACATCACTTATAATAACAAGAATGGGAGATACAATCATTGGAGTTCAATTTGGCATCGCCAACCCCGAGGAGATCCTATCACGAAGTGTAGTAGAGGTCATCACAGACAAAACCTATCAAGCCCAACAACCTATCCAAGGCGGGGTCTTTGATTCTCGATTTGGCGTTATTGAGAACGGCAAGGTATGCCCAACATGCAAACAAACAAATTTACTATGTCCTGGACATTTTGGGCATATTAGTCTAGCACGACCGGTATATCTATATCAATTTCTAGATACTGTTCAAAAAATTCTACAAAATGTATGTCTAACGTGTAGCAATCCTTATCTTCCAGATGAGGAGCTTGAAAAGATTGAAAGAAAACAAACTGGTATGGACAGATTTAATGCAGTGCGTGAACGTACAGCTGGATACAAAACTAAAGAATTAAAAAGCTCATCCACGTGTCTTAATTGCGAATCACCACTTATCAAGAAAGCCGAAAAAGTGGAAGGTACAGTCGCTACTCTGGAAGCTGTAACATACGACGAGAAAGCAGATAAGATTCCACTTCAACCTGAGATGGTTCTACGTTGCTTCCAACGTATGTCCGATCGTCATATTGAATTATTGGGGTTTAATCCTAAGTTCAGTCGTCCAGATTGGATGATATGTACAGTTCTCGCAGTTCCTCCTCTTACCGTTCGTCCATCTGTCGTGATGGATGATAATCAGCGGATGGAGGATGATTTAACTCATAAACTAATTGATATTGTTCGCAATAACCAACGTCTTCGTGATAAGATTGATAAAGGCGATTCAACAGATATAATAGATAAATATACAGATATCCTACAATTCGACGTAGCAACTTACGTTGATAATGATATTAAAGGATTACCTCCAGCTGCTCAGCGATCCGGACGTCCTCTTAAAACTCTAAAATCTCGTCTTGGCGCAAAGACTGGACGTGTTCGTGGTAATCTTATGGGTAAGCGTGTAGATTTCTCTGCTCGCTCTGTTATCACACCTGATGCAAATATTGATGTGGATGAACTAGGTGTTCCTGAAGAAATTGCTATGAATTTGACATTTCCAGAAATTGTAACTGTTTATAATCGTGATCGGTTGATGTCTTATATTCGCAATGGACCTGGGAAGTATCCTGGTGCAAAGTCTGTATTTCTAAAGGATGATCAACGTCCTATATCACTAAAATATGTTAATCCAGAGATGATTGATCTTAAAGATGGTGATATTGTACATCGTCATTTGATTGACGGAGATGTTGTTTTATTCAATCGTCAACCTTCTCTTCATAAGGGTTCTATGGAGTGCCATCGTGTTCGTGTATTACCATATTCGACGTTTAGGCTGAATGTGTCTGCTACCAAACCATATAATGCTGATTTTGATGGTGATGAAATGAACATGCACGTGCCACAAAGTATTGCATCTGCCACAGAGATTAAGTATCTTGCAAGTGTTCTTCGTCAGATTGTGTCTCCTCGTACAAATGCTGCTATCATTAGCGTATTTCAGGATACACAAACTGGTATATATCGTCTTTCGCAGCCAAATGTTCGCGTTCCTGAACATATTGCTATGAATATTCTAGCACGTATGAAGAAACCACTTTCTACATATATTCGTCAAAATAAAGATTTATCTGGACAAGATATTATTTCCAGTGCACTTCCAGCTATTGATTTTGCAGGTAAAGTAACTGTAAAGAATGGTAAGCTTGTAAAAGGTATCCTAAACAAGGGTGCTTTCGCATCTACTACTGAAGGTCTAGTTCATATGATCTATTCTGACTTTGGTCCTGATCGCGCAGGTCAATTCATTAACGATATCCAGAATATTGTAACAAAGTATAATCTGTTCACTGGATTCTCAGTTGGACCTTCCGATCTAGCTACGAATAAGGAGACAGATGATATTATTAAAAAGACACTCGCAGATGGTCGCCAGAAGGTTTCTGATATTCTATCAGATGTTCATGCTGGTGAGTTTCTGAATGGTAGTGGACGTCCAGATGGTGAAGAGTTAGAGAATCAAATTCTAAATGCTCTTAAGTCGATTGCATCTACAATTGGCGATGAATCAATGAAGAGTCTTCCTAAGACAAATCGAATGGTTCAGATGGTAGATTCTGGTGCTAAAGGTTCGGCTTTGAATATTACTCAGATGCTTGGGTTACTTGCCCAGCAACAGGTGGCGGGTAAGCGTATTCAGTTCAGTTTACAGGATCGTACGCTTCCTCATTTTACAAAATTCGATGATGGTATGGAATCTCGTGGTTTCGTAGAAAATAGCTTTATCAGCGGATTGCGTCCGGCTGAATTCTTCTTTCACGCTATGGGTGGTCGCGAAGGTCTGATTGATACTGCAGTGAAAACATCAGATTCAGGTTATATTCAGCGTCGATTGGTAAAAACAATGGAAGATCTTCATGTAGAATATGATGGAACTGTTCGTAATGTAAATGGATCGATCTTCCAACATCATTATGGTGGAGATGGCATTGATAGCGTTTGTGTTGAGAATCAACCTATTGAACTTGCAGTAATGTCAATGGAACAAATCTATCAAGAGTTTGGTGCATCAACAGATGATTTTGCAGCTGTTATTAATGGAGATGTTGGTGAGAATACTCCTGATTTAGTTGAACAACTATTACGCGATCGTGATGTTCTTGTAAAGGATGTCTTCCGCTTTAAGAAGGGATCAGCAGTGATGAGTCCTGTACCACTAAAACGCATGATGGAAAGGTATAACAATCCTTTTGCGACAAAGACTGACTTAACTCCAGAATATGTTGTACAGGAAATCGCAACATTTTGCACACAGTCGTGGATAGCTCACAATAAACTATTCCATATCTTGCTACGTTATTATATTGCACCTAAGAAGGTGATTATCAAACTCCGTCTGAGTAAAGCAATATTTGATGAGCTTCTAACCGATATTCGGTTCAGATATCTCAAGGCTCGCGTACATCCTGGTGAAATGGTGGGTACACTTGCTGCACAGTCAATTGGAGAACCTACAACTCAACTTACATTAAATACATTTCATTCTGCTGGTACCGCTAAAGCGAATGCTACAGCTGGTGTTCCTCGTATTGTAGAACTTCTTGGAGCATCACATAATCCTAAAAATCCTGCTAATGTAATTTATTTAGATACTACTATCTCAGGATCACAAGTTGCAGCAATTTCTAAGATGAAGGATATTCAAAAGACAACTCTTCGTGACATTACAAAATCTGTACGAATCTACCATGATCCTAATCCGCTATCAACAAATACATCGGTTCAAGAAGATCGTGAAATTCTTCAGACATATGAAAAATTCTCAGTAACTCAAGGAAATACATGTGTATCGCCTTGGATTATGAGACTTGAACTTGATACAATGGAAATGGCTGTTCGTCAAATTATTGATATGACATTAATCCAAACTAGAATTGAAAATAATAAATCACTTCGTGTATTCAGTTGTGTACATACAGATACAAATACTCCTGATAAAATGGTCTTACGTATTGTATTTGGTTCAGACATGGCAAAAAATGCATTATCATTAAGATTTATTGAAGATAAATTGTTAGATACTGTTCTACGTGGCGTAGAAGGTATTGGTCGTGTATATATTCGTGAAATTGGAGATGAACTTATTTATGATGAGAAAGTTGGTGGTTATACACCTCATAAGCAATATGTTTTAGATGCAGAAGGAACTAATCTTCTAGATCTTGCGACAGTAGCAGGTGTTGATCCTATGCGTAACTTCACAAATGATGTTCACGAAGTTATGGAAGTATTTGGTATTGAAACAGCTCGTGTAGCATTATACGATGAATTTATGGAGGTGTTTAAGTCTGGTGGTGAAGCTGTGAATTACCATCATATGATTACACTTGTAGATACTATGACCTATCTAGGACGTATTATGGAAGCAAATCGGTTTGGTATGAATAAAGGTGAAGCAGGTGTACTTGCTAAATCTTCTTTCGAAGAAACGTCTAAGATTTTATTTAATGCTGCTTTATCTGCTGATTTTGATAATATGAAAGGTGTTTCTGCAAATATTATGTTTGGACAAAAACCTCCATGTGGAACTGGATTTGTTGATATTTTGGTAGATGAAACTAAACTTCCCGATGGAACTGAAGAAGATATGTCGGTATTCGAAGCAGATTTAGCTGCAGCAAATGCACGTGTTGATGCAGAAGATCGTAAAGATGCTGAACAAGGTGGTGTTCAAATGGCAGATATTGCGATGGACTGGTAAAAACGGATTAGGTTTTCTTAATACTATTTATGGTCAGTAATTAAATAATGACAAAAGTTTATGTTTCAAGTGAATTCAATATATATACAAGCAAAGAAATGGATATATTTATATCTAAATTAGATGTAGATAATTTAAAATGGAAAGATCTTTTAACTCTTGATTATTTCTTTCATTTTCAAGATTTAGATTATGATGGTGGACTTAGTTTCTTTGATCGTTTGAATAAGAAATTAGGTATAAATCATCCTAATTGGGATATTGATGGATTAAAAAGAATTGTTCGTAATTCTATGAATCCTTTATTAATTTATGAAGATATTGTACAAGATCTTTTAAAAGATCCATTTGATATCTTTTATTACGGTATTTAAATCTAAAAATATAATAAACATATTAAATTGATTGAAAATGGATTTTTTCGTTCTACGGTAATAAGTATTACCGCAATTCAAAATGATGATTCCAATTAAATACCGTTCAAATACATCAGAAAAGTTAGATGATTATGTGCACTATTATGTTCATGATGCATTCCACTGGGAAGTTTTCCTTATGATTGATTATAACAATCATCATAAAGATAATGATTACGATGGTGGATTAAGGTTTATTAATCGTATATGTGATAAATTAGGATGGTATCATACAGGCTGGAATGTTGAAGAAATTAGAAACTCAATTAAAACTAAAAAAGATTACATTACTGTTATTTCAGATATGTTAGGAGATGAAGAGTGTTGTATGTATGGATTACACTTTATTGAAAATACATTACCAACTCCATGAACCTCCAAATCCACTCTGATAAAATGCTAATGATTTGGGATATTTTTTCTTTATCCATATATTCTTTTTTTACACCATACATTATGTAACGAGTAACATTACAGAATGACATAGTTTTATAGAATTCTCTGGAGCGTATATGATCGCTTAAATGTGAAGCACACATGACAAACCATACTGGTTCTATTAATAAATTAATACCTCCCCATCAAACTTCATGATCAGGATGAGCAATTATAAGGAGTTTATCTACATCCATTATTTAATTTATTATTTTTTAAGTTCTAATTCTATCTTCTAGGTTTAGTTGGTTATGAAAGCAGTTTTAATTGCTATAAGCAAGACCACCCATACCAGACATCACACGTAGAATGTTGTAGTTGATCGCATATACACGGATATCAGCATTGTATACATCTACGTTAGACACAACCTTCTTACCATCAACGCTAAATACTAATGTCGCTGTATCGATACGAGAGAAGTTGCACGTACCAGAAGGTTGGTGTTCCTCAGGCTTGATTGCAAATGAATACATATAGACACCACCCGCCATCTTTCTTGTATCAGTTGTAGGTGCGGGGTTGTATGTCGACACCGCATTAGGCTCAAGTACCTCTCCATCAATGAAACCACGACCACTGTGGTGCTGGTAAGGCTGTACAGCCGCATAGTATGTTCCTGGTAGAGAAGGAACACGGTCCTGACCGTTGAGTTGTAGAGAACAGTCATGGATCAGAGCATCATATGTTAGAGGTGATACACCTAGGGTAGCAGGAGGAGTAATCGTGCAGTTACGTCTCCACGAGTACTGGGTTACCCAAATGAGCTCCTTTACGGGGTGATTAAATGTTAGATCAACACGGTTCTGAGCTGATGTTAATCCCTTATCTTCATTGAACTGCGTCTGTTCAATGAGATACTCGTGAGATTCCTGTGCCATGCGACGGCGCTCTTCCACATCAAGATAGACATAGTCGATTAGTAGATTAGCCTGAGCAGGTCCAACGCTACTTACTCCATTTACAAAAATCTGACGAACTTTGTTCCATAAGATATTGATTTTTACCTCATGATACTGAAGAGCAATGAGTGGAAGAGCAGCTCCGGGATTCCGGCAAAAGAAAAACATAAGAGGAATATACGTAATATTGGTACGGAATGGGCGTCCAGTGGTATTATCGCATGTACCATTGGCACTATCAACCGTCTTTGACATTAGATCCATATTTGCACGAATATCAACGTTGTGAGCAAGCTGGCTCCATAGGAACAGAAACTCACCATACTGGCGATCAATAATTTGACCACCAATATCAAGCTCAGCATACTCAATTAGATTAAATGCAGATAGGCGTCCCTTATTCTCGTAAATCAATGTACCATTATCACTTTGAAGTTCTACCTCAATGTACGCAGAGGACACTAGATCAGCATGGCGACCTAGAATAGCCGAGTGCTTGGTTCCCCATGCAGCTTGACCAGTCATATTAATACGAAACGGTTCCATCGCAAAATTCGTATGGCGCTTAAACAGTCCTCTCCAGAAAGTGATTTGAGGATTCCCAGATAGGTATGCATCTTGAGCGCCGTAGGCAACTAGTTGTAATAAACCACCACCCATTTGTCTTTATATGTTACTTATACTCAATTTTTTTGTAAACGGATAACTTACTTGCGGTGACGGCGAGTCTTTCCTCCGCGACGACGTTTTCCAGCTGTTACAGGAGCAGCCATCTCGGGCATATCTGGCACATCAGGAATTTCCTCTTTCTCTTCACCACCCTTATGTTTTCGGTATGACTTCTTAGCAGTCTTAAGAACATGAGAAAACCATTTCTTACCCAAAGAAGCCTTCTCACTCTTCATTTGTTTCATTGTAGATTTAACATGAGATAACCACTTGCTCATTTTGTTTTAACGTAAACATTTTATCATACCGTGACTGTGTAGATTGGAGATGTATGTTTCATAGGTTGAAATGATACAGCTGGATCTGGCATTGTTGGTTTCTTGTATTTTTTTGGTTTGAGGGGTCGAAGAGCGGCTGGTTTTAGAACTATACTATTCTCCTGAAATTCTCCAATATAAAGTTCCATCATAGTATCAATCGACCCATAATTCATCATAATCCATTGACATCCAAATGTAAATAATATTTGAGGATTATTATTTACTAAATCTTCTCCAATATCTGGCACGACCATAGTGATGTTATTACGATTATAATTAATTAATTCATCTTGATCATGTGGTTGAGATGCTTGAGTATATGTCATTCTACGAAGATGAGATGTAGACCATGAAAGATTTACAAGTTCTTCCATAAGAGTTCCTTTCATCGCACCACCTGATACAATTATCAATTTATTTTGAAGATTACATATAGGTTCTACTGCTAAATTTTTACGTTGATAACTGTATGTTGAATCTAGCATATGAGAACGACATGTTGTTTTTAGAATTTCTGCTGCTGCATTAATTGTTTTTGTTTTATCAGTATGAAATACTAAACTCAATACAAATGGATCAGATGATACAGGTGAATTAATACTATTAAATGCATTATTAGCTATGGATACA